TTCCTGATGTTGAGTTCGTAGTATACGACACTTCAGAAGGGGGTATGAATAAAATAATACTAAAACAGTTAAATTAGGACGTTTTTTTCATTACCGATATATTTATAGGTATAATAAAAAAGTAAAAGTAAAAATTAAAATTAAAAGATATGGCTGACTTATTAATGAAAATGCCCATACCGTACGAACCAAAGAAAAAGAATAGATTTATTCTGAGGTTCGATTCTTCTTTAGGAATCAATGAATGGTATGTAGAAAGCACTTCAAGACCACAAGTAACAATTAACTCTGTTGAGGTACCTTTCCTTAACACATCTACTTATGTAGCTGGTAGGTTTGTATGGAATACAATAAATGTTACATTTAGAGACCCAATCGGGCCATCTGCCGCTCAAGCATTAATGGAGTGGGTTAGATTACATGCCGAATCCGTAACTGGTAGAATGGGGTATGCTGCTGGATATAAGAAAAATATTGACTTAGAAATGTTAGACCCAACCGGGGTTGTGGTGGAAAAGTGGATAATGCAAGGGTGTTTCTTAACTGATGTAAACTTCGATAGTTTAGGGTATAGTGATGATGGCTTAGCTACAATATCGGCAACATTAAGACCAGATAGATGTATACTAGTTTACTAACCAAGATTTAAATAAACTTAAAAAAGTCCTAACGGGCTTTTTTTTTGCTTAAACCCTTGACTTAATTATTAGAAATACTCATGCTTTGTATATAATATAATATAGCAATCTTTACTAATATAATAAAAGCTATATAATTAAGCTATACAGTTAAGCTATATAATTAAGCTATATAAAATATAATTTATGATAGAAGATAATTTAAGACCAGATGTAGAAACCATTTTACCTTACGATGTAGTAACACTACCTTCTGAAGGTATTTTCTACAAAAATAGAAAAAAGACTTTAAAAGTAACCTACCTTAACGCTTCGGATGAAAATCTGTTAGCTTCTCAGTCACTACAAGGTAGTGGAGACCTAGTGAACCAACTGATACTTAAAAAAGTTTTAGATAAGGATATCCAAATTAAGGATATGCCAGAATGTGATAAACAAGCTATTTTAGTTTTTTTACGTAATACAGCATTTGGGACTGACTACACCGTTCAGTTAATAGACCCAAAGACAGGAGACCAATTTGAAACAACTTTAGACCTATCAATTCTAAAAACAAAGGACGTTAACGTAAATCTAGATGATAAAAATGAATTTGACTTCTATTTGGAAAAATCCAGAAAGAAGGCAAAACTAAAATTTTTAACACCAGAAGACCAAGACGAATTAAGAAAAATTGATGAAACTCACAAAAATGACCCAGTAAACCCATTTATGACAAAACAGCTTGAAAAGATGTTGGTTGAAGTAGATGGTACAAGAGATAGGATGACTATTGCCCAGTTTATACAAACTATGCCTATTAAAGATGCACAAGACATTAGGAAAATGGTTAAAAATAATACCCCAGCATTGGATTTAAATGTTACAACAACAACACCGTCAGGAGAAGAAATGAAAGTATCAGTTTCATTGGGTGTTGAGTTTTTTCGTCCTTTCTACGGGCTATAGGAATGCCCTGTTGTCAGAGTTTTACTTCTTAATGAGACACCTACATATACCTTACACAGACTTATTACAAATGCCTACTTTTGAAAGAAGATTCTACATCGGTAAACTGATTGAAGAGTTTGAAAAGAAAAATCAAGCTATTGAACAAGCACAAAACAAAAGTAAAAACAGATAATTAACTATTTATATAGAAATAGATTAATATTATGCCAGAAGTAGGTGATGAAAAAAACAACAATGGTGTAAGAATGACTTACACTAAGAATGGTAAATGGGAACCAGTAGGGTACAAACCCCAAACGGAGACTGGAGAGAAAGCAACAAGCTTTGGTAAAGTACCAGAAGAGTTAGCTCAAAAAAGAACACCAAAAGAAGCACTTAGTTTTTCAGACCTAGAAAAATTTCAAACAGCTATTACAGGCATTGCCGCGGGTACCAGTAGTATAACAGATAACATGGGTGTTATATTGGATATGTTAGCTTTAGAAGACACTCTAAGGGTCGACATATCTAAAAGTATTGGAATGTCTAATGCACAGTTATTTGACACCATAAACGAGTTAAATGAAGCTGGTGAATCAGCGTCTAGGTTTGGGATAACAGTAAATGATTTATTTAATACTTTTAAAGAAATAACTTTAGAGGTTGGTAGAAAATTAAGAATATCACCAGAAGTAACAGAAAGAGCATCACTACTAACCAAAACATTAGAGGGGTTTGACGCTTCATCCTTCGCTAAAGGATTTGACGATATAGGTTTTAGTTTAGATAAAGCGATTGGTGGTGTGGATGAATCAAATAACGCTATGAGTGAAATTCTCGATACCGGTAGGGGGTTTGGTGTCGTTATGGAAAAATTCTTAGGTAACGTAACATCACAACTTAAATTAGTTAACACTTATGGATTTGACCGTGGTGTAGAAGGTTTAGCTAGAATGGTAGCTAGAAGTCAAACATTAGGTTTAGAAATGAGTACGGTTACTTCGTTAGCTGATAAATTTTTAGACCCAGAAGGGGCAATTGATTTTGCTGCTAGAATGCAGGTAATTGGTGGTGCTGTAGGTGATTTACAAGACCCATTTAAATTAATGTATATGGCTACTAACGACTTAGAGGGTCTACAGGAAGCTATAATCGATACCGCCGCTGCCGCGGTAACTTTTGACGAAGATAAGGGTAAATTTGTAATATCACCAGAACAAAGACGACAGTTAAAAGATATGGCAGAAGCTATGGGGACTTCATACCAAGACCTAGCTGACACAGCTGTTAAATCAGCGAGAAGAGCAGAGGCATTCTCTGAAATGAAATTTTTAGATAATGTAACGGAATCCGACAAAGAATTAATAGCTGGTATGTCTCAAATGGGTGAAGGTGGTGAAATGCAAGTTAAAATACCTAGTTTAGATAAAATGGTAGATATAGACTCATTAACCGCGGAACAAATAGATGAGTTAAAAGTAGTCGGTATGACTGATAGTCAAGTTTATGCACAACAACTTACAGTTGCAGAAAAAACAAACCAATACTTAGCTACCATCGATACAGGAATAAGAAAGATGGTTAGGGAAGGTGGTGGTGATACAGAAGGGATGTTGGCGGCCAGTTTATCACAACAACTTGGGGAAAGTATGGAATTATTGACAACTGAACAATTAAATTTAATAGGTAAAGGGGATATGAGTGGTTTTTTGGCGAATTTTTCAGACCCAGCGAACACACCCACAGGTATGACGGATAAATCAAGTAAAGCTATATTAGAAGGTTTACAAAGAATGGGACTAATCTCAGACACAGATGTAGATGTAAAAGTCGATGATTTTATTTTAAGACCAGGACAAGCCCCAATAAAATTTAATGAGGGTGACCTTATATTGGGTGGTACAGAGTTAGATGGTGGGCAAGGAGGGGACGTAACCAATAAAATTAATAACGTCAATACTAATATGAACACTACAACACAAGCACAAACAAGAGGACCAATAGAACTTACAGGCACATTAACTGTTAAGGGTGAAGGAGAAAACGCTACCGTAAACGTACAAAAATTATTAAAACAAATGAGTTCTGGAGATTTACAAAACCTAAGTATAATGTTATCCAACGCAACAGCATAAAAAGAAGTAGTATTCTATTTATTAAAAAAGAAAAATGGCAACACCAAACAATTCTAGTTCACAAAATCCTTATGGATTAGGTAATTATAAAATATCTATTGCTAGTACAGAAATTTTAAGAAAGTTTTTGTTGGGGAAAAATTTGCAAAGTTCTTATATGGCGGACTCTAATCCAGCCACACCATCTTTTGGCATACAACAACCAGGAACCTCAAAATATAGTTACCTATCTGATAAATTTGTGATAGACCAAGATACTGTATCCGAAGGTGGAACCAAACCACAAACTAATTTATTTTTAGATAATAAATACGGACCTATGGGTGGGTATAAGGATGTCCAACTAATTGATGTTGACAAGGTACTACCTAGGACAGGTCAAGGATACGTAGCTCCCAACACTGTCACACCTCAGTCATTTGTATCATCTAACTATACACCAGCTGAAATACTAGAAACGGTAAACATAACCAACGGATTAGTTAACACACTAAACAATAAAATTTTAAATGACAGTAAATTAACTGAATTATCAGCGGGATACCTTAGAGAAAATTTGGGGTACATACAATCCCAGTACGATTTTGAAGTTAGTACTAATGGTGCCGGAGACTCCAATATCAGTAGAAAACCAGGAAATAAAATATTAGAAGGTACTGACTTTATGTCGAGAATAACCAACCTATACTACGGTTACTCTAACATACCAGGAAGTTATTTTCAAGCAACATTCGTACCGGACATAAATTCCCTACAGTCAAACCAAATTAATTATGTTGGTGGGTTAGCACCTAATATAACAGCAACAGCAAATGCTATACAAAACTCTATTTTCTCTAACGGTCTAGGGATACCAACAAGCCCAACGAACATGCCCATACCAAGTGATATATTCTTACAGTATATGGGTGAAGAACAACAATCAGCCTTGTTCCAGGCTTTAAAATATAACATATATAGACCGGACTATAGTAAAGTACCATTACCTAGTAACATAGAAACGGTAGTACCGTTTTATTACGTTGGCTCAAGAGAGTCAGAACCAGGAAAAATACAAAGTCCGTTAGACGCTGTCCCACAAGACGAGTTTGGTAGGAGTACCGGAGCTTTAGTATATGGTCCATCTACACTAGCTAAAGAGTTAGAAACGGTAAATGGTAGAGCAACCTGGTTATTCCAAACTTTTGGGTTGAGAGGTAAGACATATATGGATGGAGGTGGGTTATCAGCTGGGTGGACTTGGTTTGGTAATAAATCTTTTGCTTCTTTAAACGCCCCACCACAAATGTTGACAACTAAGTCATCGGATAAACCAAAAAGAAAGGGTGGTATATTAGACGAAACACAGAAACTTATAGATTCAGCACCACTTATGGGTGGAGCTAGAAGAAAACATGCTGGTCACGCCATAGACCAAACATCAAAAATATTTAATGACGGATATAAAAATATATCAAAAGGTTCCGGTGTTAAATTTGTGGACGAAGGTGTTTTTGGTTCACTACAAGAAAGGGAATTTTGTCGTACATGGACTAAAGATAATCCATACTATAAATTCACCAACATGATTAGGTTTAAGGGTAATCAGTTAGGTAAAGAAAATTCGGTATTAAATGACACATTTAATTTAAATATAGCTCCTAATATGGGGGTAAATGTCGATACCGAAGCTAAAGAAAAAAACGTTAAAAAATATATGTTTTCTCTTGAAAATTTAGCTTGGAGAGGAAGTGAAGAATTACTAAACCTACCAAAATCTGAAAAAGGACCAAATGGTGGTAGGATTATGTGGTTTCCACCGTACGACATAAGTATTGGGGATACAAATTCGGCACAATGGAACTCTATTAATTTTTTAGGTAGACCTGAACCTGTTTACGCTTACAACTACACTGAAAGAATTGGTACCTTAGGTTTTAAAATTGTAGTTGACCACCCATCAATACTAAATGTAATAGCTCAAAAAGAATTATCAAACACACCGGACAGTATTGCTGATGCGGCATTAGATGCTTTTTTCGCTGGTTGTAAAAATTATGATGTTTATGAACTTGCTGAAAAATATGAATTTTTAACACCAGACGAAATAAATCAAGTTTTAAATAGTAATGAGACTAACCCACCACCAGCTAATGTAGACCCAGGTCCAGACAATGCTGTTGAAGCTACAGATGAAAACTCAAGTGACCCAAAAACATTCTGGAACACTTGGACAGAAACTGTAGCTGAAGGAGGCGGGGGTGTTACTGAAGAATTTAAAAACACACTTAAAAATAATGCTATAAACCAGGAAGAAAACCAAGACAAACTAAAAACTAAAATTTTAAGTAAGTTACTGGGTGAAGAAAATTATTTTAAACATTTAGAAAGTACTGATGAATTTCTTTATAGTTCTTTAAAAAGAAAACTACAATACTTTCACCCATCATTTCACTCTACAACACCAGAAGGTTTAAATAGTAGACTATCTTTCTTATTACAGTGTACTAGACCTGGAAGGACCATACCAACACAGACAGAAGACGGGTTAGAAAGTCTAGATGCTGAAAATACAGCTTTTGGTCCACCACCTATATGTGTATTAAGAGTTGGTGATTTCTACCACACTAAAATAGCTATAGATTCGGTAAGTTTTAGTTACGACCCACTTATTTTTGATTTAAACCCAGAAGGTATAGGTATACAACCTATGATAGCGACTGTATCTATTAACTTTAAATATATTGGTGGACAAGGACTAAAAGGACCAATAACACAATTACAAAACGCACTATCCAACAATTATTTCGCTAACACAGAAATGTACAACCCTAATAGTTTGGTTAACAGTGGAGATGAAAAAGAAGAGTTTAATAGTTTTGATTGGATTACAGATAAAGCAACCGACAAAATAAATGATTGGTTTTCGTAAAAATTAAAAGATGACAGGTACAACTAATTATAAATCGTTATTAAATACATTTGCTGGTAATAGTAAATCGTACGCTTTAGACATTAAAAATAGGTTACAAAATTTATTTTTATTTAATAGTATGGGTTTGGTAGAGGAATTAATGTATTCTAGAACTTACCATATTGGTACTCTAGGTGGTGATGAAAGTATCGGTGGGTTTACCACCAACCTAGTTGGAATACCAGAGGGACTATTCAACAGAATGATAAATTCCTACACGACTTTAAAAAAATCAATTAGTGAGGAAACTACAACAATACAAACTAATTTTAACACACTACAACCAACCGATAATGAAAAACTATATGTAAAAGAATTATTAAATAAAACATTGGAAAACCAATTTACATATATAAATGATAATTTAATAAGTGTTGTTAACAGCTTAAGAAAATCACAACATAACCTAAGTACTACAGCTGACAAACTAAACTTCATAACATCAAATAGTTATGATGGGTACTACCAAAACACTTTTGGTGGTCTGGTGGTAGCACAACAATTAACATCTACCACAACCACAATTATACAATCGTATACCGCGGATAGTACAAGTATAAGTAATTTCGTGGGGGAATACGTAAATCCAACATTCCAAAGAGGATACCCCTCGAGTGAAGAATACATTTTCTTTTCCAATCAGATGTATACAAATAAGAGTTTATTATTTACTTTTGACGGTAACTACGAAAATGAATTGAAGAAATTAATAAGGTTTAGGGACAACCAACTATATGACAATCTTTTAAAAATAGATGAAAGTGGGTTTAAAGGTATAAAGGTAAAAACTAAAAGAGGTTTTGAACCATTATTAAATGATGTGATTAGAGGTTGGATTGGTTATGACCTTAGGTTTTTTAAGTCTAGAATAACTAACGGAATTGTAGCTGGGTACGATATTTTAGATGGTCAAATAAGTCAATACACTAGTGATTTTAATGTTGAGTTCGGTGTGACCACAGGGCAAACAGCTCAAAACCTAGTCAGAAATAATTTACGTCAAAGACAAGGTGGGGTACCCGATAACGGATTTAATTTCAAATTGGAAAGACAATTACATATTAGTTAAAAATTATGAGTTACTACAACAGATATAACGAATTTATTGTTAATGGAGACTATATAATGGTTCCAGGTATAAAACTAACACAAAAATCCAGTGATAGGAGAGTCGCGTATAAAGTAGGTAAAAGTAGATTAGATAAATTTTCACAACAATACTACGGTTCACCATATTATGGTTGGTTAATTATGCAAGCAAACGCAACATTTGGTGGACAAGAATGGGACATACCAGACGGTACTATAATAACCATACCATTCCCATTAATGCAATCACTAGAGGACTATAAAACAAAACTAGACCAATACTTCCTCTACTATGGCAGATAAATTAAATTCTGGAGACATTTTTACAAATCCGGTAGGTAACAACTTAGTTGTTGTCGACCCCAATAAGATAATGGGCTCTAACGGTAAAGTGGTTGATAGATTGGTTAGTCCGGAAGATTTGGTTATGTACGCTAATTTAACAGCAAGAATTTATCCCAGAAGTAAAATTATTGCTGGTGCCGCAGCTGGTGATGAAATAAAGGTGGATTTGTTTGATGGTGAGTTAAATTTTTTAAAACCTGGTGGTAAAAAACATTTAAATACTGATTGGACAGAAGGTTTTACCGACCCAGATTTTGGTAAAACAAAAAAAGGTTCCAGTGAGGGTGTAAAACCTTCTAAAAAGTTTGACAACAGTAAAGATTTTGGTGGGTTCGGTATCACATCCATAAGTGTTAAAGTAAACGCTTCATACATCCCACAAGTAACCATAAATTTTACTGATGTTAGGGGTAAAACGTTATTTGAACAGGCAAAAACTAACACACCATATACAGCATTTTTTCACTTACCATACCCCACATTTTTTTTAACAATGAAAGGGTATTATGGTAAAGCGGTACAGTACCAACTAACACTAGAAAAATTCGTATCAAGGTTTGACCCATCCAGTGGTGATTACCTAGTAACCTGTGATTTTAAAGGTAATCATATAGCTCTTTTACGTGACATAAACATGCACCAATGTGTTACAGCACCATACATGTACCCAACTAGAGTAGACGGTGAAGGGAATGTTACCTCAACAAAGGGAAGGCAAGTTATGAGTAATGTTTATAAAATATATAAAAAATCTAAATTAATCCCAAATGATTTCCCTGAGTATACCATAGTGGAATTAATAGAAAAAATAAAAAGTTTAGATGGTGACCTAGGTAAATTATATGGACAAAAAAACCTTACTACCACCACAGATAAATTAAGGTATGAAGAAACACTAGACAAACTAAAAGAAAAATTTAAAAAGGATTGGATGATGGAGTTTCTAGCAACTGACCTAGGGGAAGATGTGGAAATACTAATTAATCAGGTTGATGGACAAGGTAACGAACAAACCAAAAAAGTTTGGACCACAGCATACCCATTAAAAGCTATGGGAAACATAAATGAAGAGGTAAAAGCTGGTAACGGAAATAGGACAGAATTATTAGAAGTTCAGGAAAATAAAGTTTTAGAAGGTTTATCACAAGTAATATTACCAGAAACTAATAAATTAAACGAAAATAATACATTTGGTTACGATGGTGTTGAAGATGGGAAATATAGAGTAAATGACTATATTCTTGACCCTAAACTTGTTTATGCTAATATGAAGGTGAATGGTGAAAGTGGTATTAAAGTGGAAAATACAGATAAATTAAAAGTTGATTCGGAAGGTAAACATAGAGAATTAGAACCTTGGTTTATTACTGGGGTTTCAGAACTATCATTTTATGGTAAGTGGAACTTACAAAAGAAAAGTTTTGATTTCTTCGCTAAAGAAATGTCGGAAGAGATATCTGTCGAGTTAAATGAAAGATTAGAAAATTATTTGGGGTTTGTGCCCACAATAAGAAATGTGTTTGCTGTTATAGTTGCTGGGGCTGATACCTTCTTAAGGTTATTAGATGATGTCCATACAAACGCTATGAAAGAAAGTACTAACCCTAAAAGGTTAGCCGTAGCCAACGAGTCAAACGACACATCTAAAAACAATACAAAAAATAATCAAATTTGTTACCCATGGCCTCAGTACTATGTTGTGGAAGAAGAAGGTGCTTGTGGTATAACTTCCGCTATATTGAAATATCCTGGAGCTACTGACGTAATAGATATAAACGAGTCTAACAACAAAAAGTTTTGGCCAGAAGTTGATTTTGTAGAAGAATATGTTAAAAGTACAACATATAGGATAAGTGACTACAAATTTGCGACTATTAATACTGGAATATCTAAACAATTTACACCAATAAATGTTAGAGATTGGCCAGCAAGAACAGTACCATACATCACCAAGGACAATACGGAGTTTCTTTTTGAAATATTGGATAGAGCACAAGCAGCTATAACTTTTGGTGGGTTAATGACTAGGTACCAAGGAATACAACAATCAAACCTAATAAGTGAAGCACTACTTGAGTTAGCTGGGTACGAAGGGCAAAACATAAGTAAACAAATAGAACAAAACCCGAACCTACAAGAATTCATATCTTCCATAACTAGTTTTGAAGATATCGAAATAAAATTAAAATCTACATCACCATACAGTTTTAGTGTTTATGAGAATTTTGGTATTATAACACCATTTAACCAAAAAACATTCACAATTAAGACAATACCAAATAACCCATTTGAAATAGTTACTAAGAATTATTCGTTAAATTCCAGTGCTTTAAAAGTTTCTAAAAACACCGGGTTTTTTGATGTGGTGCCCTTCATATTTACAAACGGAAATCAAAATTGGATAGAGAAAAATTTGTCTCGTTCTCAAAAATTTGAAAGAGCTCCTGGAAAATTTTATAGTATCTATCAGACTATGTTTTATGATGTAAATGATAGTGGAGTTCTACAAGACAAGGACATTGTTAGTTACTTAACTAATAGTGAAATAGGTAGAAGAGCATATTTCCCAGTTAAATTCATGAATGAATTAAGTGGTCCACAATTTAACATAGATAACGTAAATGAATATTACGAAACGAAAAAAAATGACAGTGGGTTTGGCTATGGACTATTAGACTACACGGAAGGTAACATCAAAGATTCCCTAACACCAATAGATTCTGCTGGTGGAAACGGAACAGCAACAGTCAACCAAGATTTTGACCAAACAACTCAAAAGTTGACATCTATGTTAAACACACCTTACTTTATTAACTCATTATTAGATGGTGTAAATAAAGACCAAGTTAGTGCTCCAAACCCGTACACATTAAGTTCTTACTTATTATTAAATTCACTACCACTAATAAATTTTAGAGAAGAAGTCTCAAACTACGACACAAATGACCTATTAGGTTATGTGGGTATAATGTTCAATCAAATGCCAGCTTTACACCGAGTACCTCTTACACTACTACTAAAGTTAGGTTCTATATGGTGGAGGTATAAAAAAAATGTTAAAACCGGGGTAGACCCACTAACAACCATTTGGTCTGACATTGGTAATGCACCATCTAGTGTTTATGACCCAGTAGGTAACTCCACAAATACAAATTTTATTTTTACTGGTAGTAGTGATGGTACATCGTATAATTACATATCTGAGGATGTAACCAATAATTCTATTAAGGTAGGGGTGTACCCAACACTAATAGAAGCTATACACTATATAACAACTGGTACAATAACGAGTTATACCCCACCAGTAGCTGGTTCTTCTTTAAATTTATTATTTAACCCACTTACTTTACCATTGGTAGATTTAAATTTAACCATAGAAAACGACACTAGTGTATCCTACACCACAGAAGATAGTACAAAAGTAGAGTACTATAATGTTTGGTTAGACTCAAAAAATATAAACGATAAAAGTTTAGGTATTAAGTTTGGTAATATGAACCCACCCGAAAGATACTTTATCCTATACCCATCAACAGGTGGTATAAAATGGACCGAAGCACCAGCTTATAACGAGGCTGGTAGTATGGTCCCCGGAGCTATACCAAACAACATAAATTCTCTACATAATGGAGCGGCCAGACTATTGTGGCACTCAACACCTAAAGGGTACTTTCAACACAAAAGTACCTACCAACCAACACCTAACCAATACATTAAGTTAGTAAACCCAAGTAGTAGTGATAAAAATGATAACGACATACCTTGGTCATTAATTGAAGGTGGTGGGTATTCTACTATAGACGAATTAAGGGGGGTGTTCAATAACCAACAACTAGACGAATTTGAAAAAATGTTTTTAGAATTTTCTGATAGTAAAGTATCATCTTCCGCGGTTACAATGAATCTAAAAAGTTTAATAAAAGATATAAGTTACGTTAGTAATCTTGACGGTTTAAATGAAATGTCTCTACTTTTTGATGAGTTTACATCTACTGACTTATTAACAGCACAAGCAAAAAAGTTTGAATCTAACATAGACGGATTATTATGGAAAAAAATAAATTACTCTCACAACTCAACTAATAATTTAGACATGATAGTAAACGGGTCCACCGTATTACAAAATTTAATGGGTATTTTTACTGAAAGTGAAGATTATGATTTTGGCACCTACGCACAATCCCTAACAATCATACCAACAACACCTGGGGGTACTTTTCCACCACTAACACAAGAACATATAGATATGAAAATTTATGTTGGGGAACATTACGCTAGTGGTGATGGTTTTGATATACTTAGTAATACAGATACCAGTAATCCATTTTACAACTTTTTCGTAACCGCAAGACAAGATGGTAATGGGATAACATTTAACAGTAGTAATATTGAAGCTTTCGCACCCATAATTAGAATGTATGGGACCTACTGTTCTAAAGACGCATCATTAAACACTTTCCCAGCTCACAAATATTTTAAATTGTTGGTAGATGAATTAGAGGTGTTAAATAATAAGGAGGAAGAGTACGTCAACGCTATTTTAAAAGAAACAAAGAAAAAAATAAAAAAAGAAAAAAATTTAAACAAGTTAAAAGAATCTTCTGACCCTAGACCTAACATAGATGCTAACGATTTAAAATTAGAATTGTATAACGGTTTTAAAATTATGAATGATAGGTGGGTTTCAGGTATTAACCTAACAGCCACAGGAGGTACACTCTTTGAAAGGTTTTTATTTTTAGATAGAGCAAATAGAGATATTGGTAGTGAGGCTATAGTTAATATATGGGATATTTTAAAATTAGATTCACCATTCGATGATGGTAGTTCTAAAACCCTAACACAAAGTATATCTAGTTACCTAAGTATTATTTTAGCGAATAATTATTTTAACTTTATACCATTACCGTCTTATATTAATTTTTTTAATGTTGAGGGTGATAATTCACAACTACAAGGTAACGCAATGTTCGGTACGTTTACTACGGTTGACTATCTAGACTCTAAACCAGCATTCCTATGTCAATACATAGGAAAACCATCGAGTCAATTAGACGTAAAAACATCTAACAACGGATATAGTACCGACACTTTTAATGTTAACAATACAGCAAACAACCCACTATTAGCGGAGGAGTGTGGTGATAGAAACCTATCCAACAAAGTAATGGGGTTCAATGTGGACTTCGGTATACCAAACCAAAACATATTTGAGTCCGTTACTCTAGACCAATCACAATACCAAAATACGGCTGAAAGTTATAAAGTTTTACAAGAAATGGCAAATTCAGGTGGTGGGGGAGCTACCACTATGGCATCTACCTCACTATACAATGTATACGCTAGTAGGTCATACACAGCAAAAATAACTTGTATGGGTAACGTAACCATACAACCAACACAATACTTCCAATTAAGATACCTACCTATGTTTAACGGACCATATTTAATTATAAATGTGGAACACGACATAAGACCAAACACTATTGAAACTAGTTTTGAGGGTGTCAGAGTACCAATCCCCAAATTACCAAAAATAGGGGACTTAGTACAACGTGTTAATGAAAGTTTATATAAAGAAGCTGAAGCAAATCTAAAAGAAGTTAGACAACCAAATTATTATTACGATGGTTTAACAGCTACAAAACAACAAATGAAATTAAAACCAGAGGAAAACGGGTACATAGATAGTGGTAGTACAAGTACTTCATTAAATGACCCAGTAATTTGGGGGTACGCTATGGATATAGTTGAAGTTGAATACTCTGAAGATAATCCGCTAGAACCACATTTAGGTGTCGACTACATCCCTAACATAGAATATACCGACCAAGCATCTAGTGAGGAAGGTTTATATGTTTATCCGGTTATAGATGGGATTGTAACAGCAGTTCAAGATGGGTGTATTGTTGGTAACACAAGTGAAAAGTGTGCACTTGGTAACTATATTGTAATAACAAAAACCCTACAAGAAAATCCAGTAGAAGATGAAACAGCTTATTATAAAGTTAGTTACTATTTCTTACGGGAAGGAATCTTAGTTAGTGCTAATGAAGGTATTGAATCAGTAATTAACAAATCTAGTGTTGCTTACCAAATGAGTACTCTTGGAGGTACTACAACTATGGGTAGAAAAATAGCTAAATTAGGTAACACTGGAAAATCCAAAGGACAACACTTACATTTAGAGATAATAAGGGGTGTGCAAAAAGAAGGTAAAATAGTAGACCATATACTAAATCCACGAAATATAATACAACCTTGGGCATTTTAGGTAACTATTATTAACTTTGGGGATATTTATATAAAAAAAGAAATATGATTTCAGAAAGCGTAAAACAAAAATTAGGTAATTTTTTAGGTAAAAAAACAGATAATGTGGTTGAGAATGGTGCAAATCAAGAAGGACAACAAGTTTGTGATTTAGATACTGGTGTTTGTTATACTATTAGAAGTAGAGATGGTTTAATTGAAAGGGTTGAGAATAGTATTAGAGTAAACAGAAAAGTACAGGTAGAGTCACCATCAGGTGATGTAAAACAATTATTAAATGGCTAAAGAATTAGAAAAAAAATTATTAAAAGAGTTATCTAGATTTAAAGAAATCGGACGTAATTCAGATAACCTTGATGAACAAACTATTGGGGGTGGTTCCGGATTTGAACGCAACCAAGAAAGTTCAGCACTACTACAGAAATTTAAAAAACGTCAAGAAGTTGGGGAACAAGAAGAGGATTTGGACATACCTTTAGACCCAGAAGCTGAAACAGAAGAACTAGATGTCGCAGTTGAAGACGAGATAGAAACAGAAGATGTTTTAGATACAGACATAGACTCTGAATTAGATACCGAATTAGATACCGAATTAGATACCGAATTAGATTCGGATACTAAAGAATTGGATGTAACTGATTTAGTTACAAAACAAGATGAGGTAAATACGGAATTATCAGACCAAAAAGACATCTTATCTAAAAATAGTGAAAGTTTAGACGACTTAATGGATAAAC